CTCGTCTATTACTAGCTCAACGGATCCAATGAATCTCATTTGCTCACCTCTCTTTTGTCTTACTAGATAACAATAAAACATAATTAAAAGTTTGTCAAAGATCTATTTAATTAGCTTGCGGGCGTTAGATAACTGAACAGCTCTAAATTATTTTATATTTGTAATAAAAATGAATCTATGGTATAAATATAGAAGGAGGTGCAGACATGCAAATAAATTACAATACAAACGACAAAAATTATAAGGAGAAGGCGCAAAAGTCTTACGACTTATTTTTAAATCAAGTTGGCGAATCAATGGCGGAGGCGCAAAAGATCCAAAAGGATATGGGCGAAGCATTACCAATATGTTACAACGTTGAGGGCGGTCCAGTTACATACGGAGATTTACACACAGCTGAAATGCTATCGTATGGCGCAAGATTAGGCGGAACGAATCCAAGTAAATTATACATAAATGATCAATGGGCCATTATAGAGTTAAGCGGTGGCGGACCTGCTTCCAGGCTTGTTATTAAATACGAAAACAATATGACGGATAAGAATTATCCAGATTTAGTTATGTATTATCAATATCAAGAATGGTTTTTGAAGTGGCTTAATGTTTATGTAAGCATACAAGACCAGGACATAATAAAAGATTGGTTATTTAATTACGTAGATATTACATTAGAGGAATCATTAAACGATTACTTTGTATTGAGTAACCAGGTTAATTTATCAAACTACTAGCGCCCTCTAGTAGTACGTACGGATCCCGCTTAGCACCGCCAACACGCTAGGCGGGATTCTTCTTTATATAGAGGCTTCTGGATCCAGAGCATTAATATCATCTAGCGCCCTTCAGTTACTCCATGAGATCTTAATGACGGGATAGCCTGGAGGTTATTTAATTCGGTCCACGTATTGCAGTATCGGACACCATAGAGCGCACACTAGCGCCCAGAACACACACACAACAACGACAATCCTGGACGTATGACCGCACGGGCGTTAGTGCGTACGTTTGACCGCCCCACCTAAACCAGCGGGCGCGTTAAATAATCATGAAGGCCCAAAAATATAGGTGGTAACTGGTGTTTTTAGTAGTGGAGGTAGTGGGAGTTGCACCCACGTCTAGTTGGTTTGTATTGAAACGAGCCGTAAATGTATCAATTTTATAAGGGAAAACCAACTATCAAAACTACTTTACCCCCGTGTACAGTGTAACATAGATCTGTACACGTTATAAGCAATAAATAGAACAAATGTTCTACTTTATTGTCGGGAGTGTGGTGTGTAGATAGAGCGATCCCTGTGCCGATCCCGCCCAACCAGATCAAAGTTTATCAGCAACAGTAACAAGCCAGGCAGTTGTTTTGCCATTCACTTATGGGCAGGTCATGCAACCCTTTTCCTTAGCCTCTGTAGGTCCTCGCACCTGGTCATTGATACTGTTTTTATTAGAAATCTTTTAATTAAATATTCGGATTAATAGGATCTAACCCTAGTTATCACGGTCTAGTTAGTCCGCTTAGTTTACCGACTCATTATCAGACCTGTTTTTCTTAAAAACTAGCAACAGGTCTTGCTTATAAAAAAATTTTTTTTACGACTATGTATGGTACACTATAGCAGATGACTAAACCAAAGCAAGTAATTTGTGTGGCGACAGATTGCACTAGCGTTTTGCCCGAAGGTAGAAAAAAATATTGCAGCGATCGGTGTTCAAACCGCATAAGACGTAGAGCTACAAGAGCAAATAAAAAGACTACAGAGTTTCAACAGGAAAAAAGTGTTGACGGTGCTGTTACAGAGCGTAGAGGTAAATACTATGCAGTATGTAAAGAGTATGGATACTTTGATAAAATTATATCTGGTGAAATGACACAACAGCAGGTGGCAGACGCAGTGTCCACATCACGTGCAAACATATCACGTTCGTTAGCTGCGTACTATAAGGACCTGGAGTTAGAACGTAAACAACAGCAGTTTGAGCGTGTAGATACAAAAGTATCGGTAGATGACTTTATTAATTTTCGTGATACATATTTTTTAACTGAACGTGGTGAGCCGTACGATACACCAGGTTTTCAACAGGAATGGATCAAAGCCATACTTGAATCAATAGAAACTGGTGGTAGACTTATGGTATTAAGTCCGCCACGACATGGTAAAACAGACTTATTAACACACTTCTGTGTTTATGTGATTTGTAGGAATCCGAACATAAGAGTTATGTGGGTTGGTGGAAACGAGGACATAGCTAAGAACGCAGTAAGTTCCGTGCTTGATCACTTAGAAGGTAATGAGAAGTTAATAGAGGATTTTTGTGGACCAGGACGAAATTTTAAACCTGAGAATAGAAGCGGAAAAAGTTGGTCAAGTAGTCAGTTTACTGTTGCAACTAGAACAGTTACAGGTATTAAGTCTCCAACTTTGGTCGCAGTTGGAAAAGGAGGTAAGATTCTCTCCAGAGACGCTGACCTCATTATCGCAGACGACATTGAGGATCACTCAACAACAGTGCAACCTAGTGCTAGAGAGAATACGAGAAACTGGTGGACTACAACACTTCAATCAAGAAAAGAGGAACACACAGGCATGGTAGTCATTGGATCACGCCAACACCCAGATGATTTGTATTCGCATATTCTTGATAACCAAGAATGGCAATCTATTGTAGAACGTGCGCATGACTTAGAAGTACCGCTAGAGGATCCAGACGCAGATCATAGTAAGCACATGTTATGGCCTACAAAGCGTACGCATAAATGGTTGTTATCACAGTTACATGCAGCAGAGACAACAAGCGGTAGAAACATATTTGAAATGGTATATCTAAACAAAGCTATTCCAGACGGTATGCAATTATTTACACCGGAGGCAGTAGATTCTTGTTTAGATAGATCACGTAAGTTAGGAGACATACCTCCACATGTAAGTTTAATTGCAGGATTAGATCCTGCTAGTACAGGATACCAAGCAGCAGTGTTGTGGGCATACAATGTAAAGTTAGGCACATTGACATTAGTAGACATACGTAACGATCAGGGAGGTGGTGTGTCTAAAGCATTAGCACTAATGAAGGAATGGCATGAACAATATAATCTATATCATTGGATTGTAGAGGAAAATGGATTTCAAAAAGCAATTCGCCAGGATAGAGAAATAAGGGATTGGTCTATGAAGGCAGGTGTTAAAATAGAAGGACACGAAACTAACGTGAACAAGTGGGATCCAGTGTTTGGAGTAACAGCAATGGTACCACTGTATGAGCAACAAAAGATAAATTTGCCGTACGCAGAAGGTATAACGAAACGTAAAGTTAGTATCTTTAGGCAACAGCTAATTTACTTTAGTCAAGCAAGTGCAAAAAACAGTAGATCTGTTAAGACAAAAACAGACTTAGTTATGGCAAGTTGGTTTCCAATGAAAAGAATAAAGACGCTGCAAAAAACTTTGCAAGCGCAAATGGAATATGATTATGAACCAAGTTATCAGGGATTGCAGGCAAGCACAATGAACGAACCATTTTGGAATAGATAATGTATACAGGAGACGAATTATTTAAAAAGCTAGAGGACCTTCGTGGTATGCACGAACACTCTGGTCATTGGGAATATAGAGATCGCATGCGTGATATTTTAAACGGAGGATCACGAGGTGTAGCAGCATTATTAGGACAACAATCAAATAATTTTAGTGAGGACTTACCTGCACCTAATTTAATTTTATCTGGACTAGAACACTTAGCACAAAAGATAGGTAGAGTGCCAGACATTAAAGTAGATCCACTTAACGATAGAGATAGTGATAGAGCTAGAAAAAAAGCAGCAAAGTTAGAACGAATTGTACATCACTATGACAAACAAGCTAAGTTAGATAAAGCATTACCACAAGCTAGTAGGTGGTTGCCTGGTTATGGTTTTGCTGTATGGGTAATTACAACTAAGAAGGACTCTAATGGTAATGAGTATCCACTAGCACAGTTACGAGATCCATACGATTGTTTTCCAGGATATTACGGACCAGATCAACAACCAAAAGAAATGGCATTAATTAGGCTTGTACCTGTACAAACAATAAAAGCTATGTATCCACAAGCAAAAGTAGATGTAGATCAAGCAGGACAACAACCTGGTTATACAAGATTTAAATACACAGACGCATATAGCAGATCGTGGGAAAATGGATTAGCAGACGGTGTTGAGTTAGCAGAATATTATGACGAGGAAGGTACATACATATTTTTACCAGACATGAAACAAATATTAGATTTTATTCCTAATCCACTTAAATCTGGACCACGTTTTGTTATTGCTAAACGATACAGCTTTGATAGATTACAGGGACAATATGATCATGTATTAGGTCTTATGGCTACAATGGCAAAGATCAACGTGTTATCTGTAATAGCTATGGAGGACGCAGTATTTACAGAGACCAATATTATTGGTGAATTAGAATCTGGTAATTACAAAAAAGGTAGAAATGCAATAAACTACTTAGCACCTGGATCACAGGTAAGTAAACCTACAAGCAATCTACCGTATCAAATGTTTCAACAAATAGATCGTATAGAAAGACAAATGCGTATTGGATCAAACTATCCATTAACTGATGACGGTATATCACCTAACAGTTTTGCAACTGGTAAAGGTTTACAAGAACTTATGTCATCTGTAGATCTAAATGTAAAAGAATATCAATTAGTTTTACGAGACGCTATTGAGGAATTAGATAGTAAACGATTAGAGCTAGACCAAGTTGTATATGGCAAGAAAAGAAAACCATTAGCAGGTTATAGGAATGGATCGAGTTTTGCAGAAAACTATACACCAGAAACAGATATAGCTAATAACTTTGTTACTAGACGTGTCTATGGTGTTATGGCAAGTTTTGATGAACCAACTAAGATTGTATCTGGATTGCAGTTGTTACAAGCAGGTATTTTAGATACACAAACATTACAAGAAAACATGGACGGCTTAGATAACATACCTAAAATTAACGAACGTATACGATCTGAAAAAGCAGAAAGAGTTTTATTTGAA